ATAGGATCAAGATCTGCTAAAGTTACATTTGCTGGTAAATTATGATATGGCCAATTTGTATAATTACTCCATTCATTTCGGAGATTCACATCATTACGCTGCAAAAACCACATCCAATTTGCAATCATTCCGTTTGTTTCTATCTTTATCTTTTTCGTTCCAGTAATATTTTCATATTTATGTTCAAAAACATCTTTAATCATATATACTTGATCTTGTGATGCAAACCTTTGGGTTTCTTCTTTTGATAAGAAACAATAAGTAGACATCAAATGCACATCAGCGTTCCATGTATTTACCTTGTTTTCATAATCATCGGGAAATACATATCCACTGGGAGGTGTTTGTAAAAAACGATGCATTTGAAACCGCGCTTCATTAAAATCTGGTCGCATATAAGGGAAACCATATGAATAATCAAATACATCTCTTACCTGAAATAAATCTTGTATAGGTCTCAATGTTACATTTATATGTAATTCATTATATTGTAATGCAATTAGCGGAAAAGCACAATTACTATTTAATGTAAACCATGTATTTAGCGGTATGTAAAGATTTCTTCCTCGAATAGAAGGTTCTGCACCAGCTGTATTTGTAGTATAAATTGCATTTGGATATGAATTAACTCGATCATGCGCATACCCAGGATTGTTTAACTCTTCGGTATGTCCGATCATTTCATTAAACAACTTCTTTTTTTCTTCACTAAAATCTCGTTCAACCATAGCCATTAAATATTCTCCACTATATCTTTGCAGCATCAAACCTCCACATGTTATTGTTACTTCTTTAATCATATTAATACCCAAATGATCAATCCATTTAAATTCATATGGTGCCCAACGATCACTCGTCTCTGCAGTTGGTGAGTAAACTGGACTCCATATATCAGGAACAGTTACAACAATATACGTATCCATTAATAATTCTGCATATCGTGGTATTTTAAAACTAAAATGAGAATCTTCAGACGGTCTTAATTCTCTTAAACCATTATAATCAATTCGAAACTTTTGCAGACCAAAATTCGTATATTTTACATAAGTAACTTTAAAAAATGTCTTAGATGGGTTACCGGTTAAAAATATACTATTATTTCCAGTAAAAACAATATTTAGTAAACCTCCTGCCATATTTTATTGTATATTATAATATATAATTTTATTATATTTGTTTATATATACAATATATAGTATGGATTATTTGAATATATTTTTGTACATTATAATATTTATTCTTTTTACAATCATATTGTGTAACTTATACATGAAAACTCAAGTAAAATATGTTTCTTTAGAAGATAATTCTAGCGATTACCAAGAAGGATTTACTGGTTCAGATAGTGAAATTAATCAAATTGAAAATAACAAAGAATTGGCAAATATAGGAAGTATTCAAAGTTTGGAAAAAAAATATTCTGATTTACCTATTAAAGAATATTGCATAAAGGCTTCCTATAACTCTGCAGTAAGCGGTAATTATGTTAACAAAAATATGTTGAAACATGTTTTATCTAGGGGGTGTCGTTTTTTAGATTTAGAAGTTTTCTATATTGAACATAAAAAAAGTTTTATGCCTGTTGTAGCTAAATCATCTGATCCTAAATTTATTTCATTTGATACAAACAACCATATTACTTTAGAAGAGGCATTTTCAAGTATCATATCAAATGCATTTTCTGGAAACTCTCCTAATAAAGGAGACCCTTTATTTTTGCATTTACGAATTAAAACGAAAGATACTGAATGCTATCACGATGTTGCTAAATTAATAGATTCTATATTAAAACCTAAATTAATGGAAGGACAAATAAATGAAACGACTAAAATGTCTGAAATGATGGGAAAGATAGTTATCGTTGTAGACAAAACCATTCATAGAGATTATAAAGATCATGCTAAATGCAAAGCACAAGAATTACAATGTTACGATTTAGCAAATTATACAAATCTAGAAAGTGGTGGACAAGTGATGAACCAATTTTCGTTAATGCAAATTGAAAATCAAGTTTCAAGTCCCATATTGATCAAAGATGACAATGTGACTACTTCTGCCACCTCTTCGCGTTTAGTATTACCACTTTCTAAAAATAGCGAAAATCCAGATATGTTAAAAATGATTTTACGTTATGGTATTCAAATTGTTGGCTATAAGTATGATCAACAAAATGAACAATTGGAAAAAAATGAAGCATTCTTTAATGATAATAAAGGTGGTGTTGTACCTCTAGCCGCTGCTATTACTTATTTTGATAGAATCGATCAAGAAGCAAAGAAATAAAATACGTAAAAACCTAATTTTACTCATTTAAAAAGGGTTTTTTAAATGAGATAATAATCTACAATCAATATCATAGGACTAATTAGATAAGGTACGCTTATGTATTGTTCCACTATTATCTAAGTTAAAACCTAGATTTTGTATTATATTTTTTGTTTGTTGTAAAATATGTAATGCATCTCCTACATCTGGTGTTTTAGATAACGATAAATCAATTGTTTGCTCCCTAATTCTATTAAAATGTGTAGATTTCTTTATAGGTATACTAGACGTAACTGTTGGTTTTTGTTTTTCATCAGACAGTTTACGATTTTCCCATATTTCAAATAAACTATCATCACTTTTGGCACTACTCGCAAACGTATCTAATGACGAAACACTATTTGTACGTGAAATTATTTTAATGGAAGATGATGGTATAAACTCTTTTTCGTTTTTTTTCATAGTAATGTAAATAATGAAATATAATTATTCAAAATATATAATTTTTGTCAATTTTACGTTTTAATTGCTAAATTATCTACATGCGGTTTATTTATTGGTTCGCAACAACAGCAATAACTCCTAACAAAATATTCACAACCAAGACAACAGCATAATAACCGTAAAAAACTGTATTGTAAACATCTATGTATTACTGGTTCATTCATACTTAAATCCCGGTAGTTATTCATATTATAAATATTTAGTATATATTATTTATAAAAATTTTTAATAAAATGTGTATATAAAATATATACAGTTATAAAATTATGCCCAAACAAGATAAATTTAAGAACAAATTATGTGATTCTAAAATGACATTCGAAGATTGTGAATTAACAATCTTACGGCATGCCCTGGATAATACTGAAAAGCAAATTGGCATCGAAAAAGTCAACAACGAAGATGTCAAAAATATGTTGCAAATCGTAGAAAGTTTTATAAAAAGAAAGAAATTAATATGCTATGGTGGTACTGCAATCAATAATATTTTACCAGAAAGTGAACAATTTTATAATAAACAAGTGGAAATACCGGATTATGACTTTTTTTCAGATAATCCAATTAAGCATGCCAAAGAATTAGCGGATATTTATCATAAGGAGGGATATAAAGAAGTAGAAGCAAAGTCAGGTGTACACTATGGTACATTTAAAGTTTTTGTAAATTACATTGCAATCGCAGATATTACCTTTTTACATCCTGAGATTTTTAAGAAAGTAAGTAACGAAGCCTTACATATAGACGGGTTAAGATACGCTCCACCTAATTTTTTGCGCATGGCTATGTATTTAGAACTATCACGTCCTTTAGGTGATATTAGTAGATGGGAAAAAGTATACAAACGATTATCTTTGCTAAATAAAAGTTATCCTTTAAAAACAAAAAATTGCAAACCAGACATTTTTTCCTTTAATGAAAATTTACCAACCAATGAATTAAATACCTTGATCAGAAACTCTTTAATTAAAGAGAATGTCGTTTTCTTTGGAGGTTATTCAAATTTCTTATATTCGAGATACATGTCAAATAATGAACAGAACATGGCGAATTCAGTATCCGAATTCGATGTATTATCAGAAGATCCTGAAAAAACTGCAAATAACGTGAAAGAAATTTTGAAGGATCACGACTATAAAGACATAAAAGTAATTAAACATAAAGAAATTGGTGAAATAGTTCCACTGCATTACGAAGTACAAGTAAAAGGTAAGACACATCTATTTGCATTTCAACCGATTGCTTGTCATAATTATAATCAAATACGTGTGAAAAAGAAAAAAATAAATGTTGCAACTATCGATACTATATTATCCTTTTATCTGGCATTTTTGTATGCTGATATGCCTTACTATAATCATGAACGTTTATTATGTCTGTCGGATTTTTTGTTGAAAATTATTGAGAAAAATAAGTTAAATGATCGTGGAATATTAAAACGCTTTGCAATGATTTGTTACGGTAAACAAAAAACATTAGAAGATCTTCGATCTGAAAAAAACGACAAATTTAAAGAATTTTCGGAAAAAAAGTTGGATCGTGAGAGTAAAGAATACAATATGTGGTTTTTGAAATATATTCCAAAATCTTCAAGAAAGCAAACCAAAAAGAAAAAAGAGAACACAAAATCCAAAACAATGAAAAATATGTCTACCGCGAAAAAAACATTTTTAATCTAAAAAAATAAAAATTGATACCGAAATATTAATAATATTAATACCAAAACAATACTATTATTAATACCAAAATATGAACATTATTATCGAGAAACTAGATATATCCTGTGACATAAAATATAATATTACCAACTTTCTGTATGACCCATTAGGATATACTTTTGATGATATCAATAAAATACAAAAACTTAAGAAAAATAATAAATTTCAAATGCAACGCATTACAACTGAATTATGGTTATGGAAAAAAAAAGATGTGTCGATTCGGTATTTGAGAGGGAGTGTTTTCTCTTATATAGGAATGTTTAAAAATATTTTCGAAGAAAGAGATGCCGTGTATGAAGCAATTGAAAATAATGTCTTTGTAGAAAAAGATCATGATGAATTAAAAAATAATTATTGGAAAATGATACAATAATCTGAATACATAAATTATATAAAGATTGTTTATCATTATAAAACAATGGATATAATTAATGAACCTATTTCTATCAATATAATGTTGAGTGAACAAGAAAAGCAAATATGTAAAGCTAGTTTTGACGAAGTAATTTTATATTATCTAGTGAACCCTATGCTTTTTTTTGGTCATGTATATGAATCTATATCTACTTTAACTTGGAAATTTTATTATAAATTTGACTAATAACTTCCTATAATTTATTATTCAAATTCTACATCTTCACTTGTAAATAATTTACACATATTTATTACTTCCAGATTATTAGTTGATTTATTAAACAAACGCAATAACATATCATTATCACGGAACCTAATCGTATAATCTTGCTGAATATTGTTTCTTCCAATACGTCCCATTGCCTGGTATATTTTCTGTTGTGTAGAGTGCATGAGATCTTTACCAATAAATCCATGACAGAACTGATAATTCGTTCCATAAATGTAATCAGTTGATGCAATAATCATAAATAACTTTTGTTGATCTGCAAGAGATTTCATTATTTCCATATATCTTGCATTTTTATGCAATTTAAAAGTGCCTATTCCTAACAATAACAACACTTTATAGTTATTTTCTATATTTAAATGCATAATTTCTTCAATATTGCTTTCGCCAATGTCAGCAGTAAATGCATTTTCAACAATTTGCTTATTTGGAACCCACTTATCTTGATGTGGTTTTGTATTGGGAATATAACAAGCATCCAAGTTAGCCAACTTTATTTGTTTCTTTAAACGATTTATTTCGTATGCTAATTTTTCAGATTCGTTAGACATTCTACCACTTTCACGGGTTTGACTTGTTTTAACTGATCCATCTGTATTGCTTGTATTTGTAGTTTCATTGGCTTCTATTTTTTCTTCGTATTTTTCAATTTTATCTAGAACCACTTTATTCGATTCTATTTTTTTCATGATTTTATCAAACAATATTGGATCAATCTTAGACTGTTGAATATAAAACTGACCAATTTTATCAATATTATCGGTTAAGTAAATTGTGGGTCCATCTGTAAACGTATAGGCATCACTTGTTGTAGCAAGTAAACCCCCGGTATTCTTAGCAGGTTCTTTTGAAAGTTCATTTGAACTAGTAAAGACCGATGTAGTTCTAGTTAACTCTTTACCATAACGCGAATTTGCAACATCTTGTACGCTGGTTGTCTTTGTTAAAGTATTTGGATCAAATCTTTTTACACGGGTGTTTACAAGATATTCATATATATATTTCCAGTTTGGTTCATCGATTTCTAATAATATATTCAAGTACACCTGTTTTAAAGAATTCATGGTAACATCTTCAATGGATTTGAATGAGTTAGTAATATCGTAATAGTTATTTGTCTGTAAGTATTGAATAAAACGAATGATTTCTCTCAAATCAAAATAACGCAACAATGTTTTATTTTCTAAACAAAACCTTGCGCACTTACAAATTGCATTATAATCACTATGTAAATAGTGCGGTAATACACATTGACCTTCTTTGTCCATGATCGGTATACTTTTTTTGCAGTCATAACTGGTAATATTATGTAATTCAGCATCTTCAAATTTCATTCGAAAATCTTGATATACATTGCTTAACTCCTCTTCTGTTGGTAATGTCGCACAAGACAAAACTAAATGAGGGATTTTATTACCTTTCCAATTTTGATGAATAAGTGGATGAACATTGTGCGTTTCATAATCCATGGTGATGGTTGGTTCATCCCAATATGTAATGATATTTTCCGAACTATTAAATGCTAACATATAATGCATACATGTAATATATGAATGTACATCACAAATCATAATTTCAACATTGCAACCATTTGTATGATCTACTTTACCAATTCCACCCGAACGTCTATTAATGGTATAATCTACTGCAGAGAAGTAATGCAAACGTACATCAGAAGCACTATTACAACCAAAACCAAACGCCACTTTTTTTTCCATTGAAATCGCGGATTTTGCCAAAGCCATTCCAATATGTCTCGCTACACAAACAAATATAATACGATGATCCTTTGATAGTCCAATCGGGGTAAGTGTTTTACCTGTACCAGTTGGTGCAGTATATAAAACCAAACATGGCTTTTTAGTTCTATATTGACTATATAATGTATTCATTTTATTTTCAAGTATTTCTATGTTTTCTTCTTGTTCCTGGTTTAATATAAACATATTTTCTTTGTTTTTTTTATTTTCTTCTAGTATTCTATTTTGTTCTTCTTCATCTTCACCAAGATATAATTTATCAGGACTCCATTTTACATTTTTGCGTTTAATTTGTTTTATTTCATTTTCGTGCACTTTGATTTGTGTATCCAAATCTTCATTAAATTTATCCACACCTGCTAATCTTGAAAATAATGTAAATATCTTTTTCTGATGACTATATAATTCCATGTCACTGTATTTCATTAAATATTGATTTTTTTCAATCAAATTATATGATTCGTAAATAACATTTATGATACTTACACCCGAACTTATGATAGAGAGTGTTTTATTAATATAGTTAATAACAAACTTATTAATATTATCAATTGATGTATTTCGAATTTGTGTCAGTGTATAGAAATAATATAAATAATCTTTTTTCTTTTTATAAAAATTTTTTAATAACTGAACATACAAGTCAATCAATACGTATTCAAATATTCTATCTTTGTTGTTTTGAATATTTTGCTGTGCATTCTGAATACGTATAGAATCACTACTCTTTAAATGTCTCATTTCGCTACCATTCATAAAATTCAATTCCGTAATATTTGATATTGTTGAACCTTTTCCGTATTTATTTATAGCACTTTGCATTATATCTTCAAAATAAGTTTTGAAAATGAAATATTCTAATGAAGGAGATGATTCCATTTTTGTAAAAGTTAAAAAGGTTTTTGTGTTATTATACTTTAAATCTACATCATCATACCCCTTTATAATAAGGTCTAATACTATTTTTTCGTTACTAGATACAGGTCTTTCTATGGTTTCCCATTCTGCGCGCGTTAATTTACTTTGATTTAAATCCATGGTTGTTGAATATATATATATTAATTTCTTTTAAAACATTATTAGAATCAATTTTTAATAATACATATACAAAAAAATACATATATATGTTTGCTAACTTATTTGCAAAAAGTATAGAAAAAATTGGTTTTGAAGATATGCAACAAATATGTAAATATCCTCAAAAATATATAATAATTAATACATTGCCATTGCATGAGCAAGACTGTTTAATATATAATACCTTGCTTTTTGATAAAGAGGAAACTACTATAAATAATTTGCTACAAAACTATGATCTAAAATCGAAGCATATTATTGTATATGGCAAAAATAATTGTGATGAAAGTGCTGATAAAAAATACAAACAAATTCAAGGGTTAGGCTTTCAGTATGTGTTTTTATATAGTGGTGGGTTATTTGAATGGTTATTATTGCAGGATATATATGGTCGTGAAGAATTTCCGACTACCATTTATACGTTAGATATACTCAAATATAAACCCACGAAGCAACTTTATATGAACCTATTAGAAAATTGATTTATAAATTCGTGATAATACGAAAGAAAATATATTAAACAAATATAATGAACCCCAAAATTATTTCTATTGAAGGAAATATTGGATCCGGAAAATCTACTATTGTTCGCAATTTAGAAAAAAAATTTTTCAATCTCAATGATTATGTATTTTTAAAAGAGCCAGTGCATATATGGGAAACGATCAAAGATAAAGAAGGTAAAACTATTTTAGAAAAATTTTATCAAAATCCAGAAAAATATGCGTTTGCTTTTCAAGTAATGGCGTATGCTACACGCAGTACAATATTACAAGATGCTATTAGAAATAACCCGAACTGTAAATATATTTTATGCGAGCGTTCACTTGAGGCAGATAATCAGATTTTTGCAAAAATGTTGAACGACGATAATAAAATGGAAAGTGTCGAATATGAAATATATGAATATTTTTATAAAACTAGAAAACAAGATATGGATTTAGACGCTGTCATATATATAGATGCAGACGCAAGTGTATGTTTGAATAGAATAAAAAAACGGGATCGTAACGGAGAAACAAATATTAGCCTAGATTATTTACAAAGTTGCAAAGATTACCACGATAATTGGTTAATTAAAAACAACCTGGGAGTTTCTACTTTACATATTGATGCAAATAATGATGCAACTTATGATATTAGTAATAAAAATGATATTGGTATTATGTGGATGTCAAAAATAGATGACTTTATTAAAACATTATAAATTCCTTATATTATTTAATTTAAATGTAAATAATATATTTATATTACTTTTTTATAGATCGAATTTTACTACAATCTTTACCTTTTCTTTCTTAATGCACTTTACTGCGGATACAGATAATTCTTCTCGTTTTTTTCTGGTTTTACTATTATCGTTATTATCGATTGTTTCCCGCTTCTTGGCACTTGTGTTTCTAGAATTCATATCATTTTCGATAGTTGCATAATTATTTTCAATGTAATCAATTACTTTGTTTTCAATAGCCCATTTAAAAAAATTTAATTGACCAATAGTGGTCTCCATATGTTTCTCTTTAAATGGTATTGTAATACGTTCCCATCGACAGAAAGGATCAAATCTTTTTTTAGAATACGCTTTCAGTTTTAATTTATAATCATTATACACTTTAAACCGAACTAGCGAATCCATATTACTTTTCTTTATTGGTAACTCATACACGGTATAATACTTTTTTGCATAATTAGTAACAAACCAATCTACGATTCTAAGAGAAATTTTTGTTTCGCCATTTATAATACGCATCATAGTTTCTAAATAATCAACGTCTTTATAGAATTCTGTTAATTTATTTAGTAATAAATCATTTTGAGTTTGCAAGGAAGATGAACAAAATACACTCATTTACTTTACAATATTTTTTCTATTTATGCTTTTTCAAAGAAAAAATATTTATATAATATAAATGAAAGAATATAATATAGATAACAAAGATAAAAAATTAGAATCTTTAGAAAGCATTTTTTATTCTTCCAATATTTCTAAAATATCCTTCTTGTTTGTTGCATTTTTGATTATTGCTGGTGGATATGCAAACCAAATTTTCTCATGCAGTACACAAAGATATTTGCAAAATAACATTTACGGTAAACACATTATTGGGTTTGGTTTGATTTTTATGTTTATCATGTTAGAAGGAGGGTGGAATTTTGACAATGAAGATCGTGAAAAGCATCCGGTGGATTGGTCAAATGGCAATTGCTTTGATAGTTTGATTTATGCAGGTATTTTATATTTTATTTTTTTACTTTCCTCTAAAATGAAAATATATTGGAATATTACATTCTTTTCATTATTGTTTATTTTATACGTTGCCAATACACAGCGATTATATTACTACAATCGAAAACAAATAGATCAAACTACAAATGAAAGTGTATTAAACGGTGAAAAGGTTATTTTATATTCATTACCTGTTGTTTTGTTTGTAGGATTATTGCAATATTATTTATATAAAAAAGACCAATTAGGTAAGGATTTCCAATTGTATTTATTCTTTTTAGGTAATGCTAAATGTAGAGATATTGATTAAAAAATTGATAAGAATAGATTACGTTATTGTTATTCCAAATAACGTAATGTTAAGTAAATATTTGTGCTGTTTTACAAATTCCAACCAATATAAATATGAAACCACTGAGTTAAATAACGCCAATTGGGATAATACTCCGTCCTTTTCTCCAGATGTGAAGTATGGAAAAGTGATAAAGGTGTATGATGGGGATACTATCACTATTGCATCAAAACCCTATAAAGATTATCCTATTTATCGATTTTCAGTGCGTTTAAATGGAATCGATACTCCTGAATTAAAAACAAAAAATGAAAATGAAAAAAAACATGCCATTATTGCCCGTGATGCTTTACATGAAAGAATTTTTGGTAAATATGTAGAACTTAAAAATGTATCTTATGAGAAATATGGTAGATTATTAGCCGACGTCTATTTAGATGGTGAGAATTTGAATGATTGGTTGATTTTGAATAATTTTGCAACTAAATACGATGGTGGTACAAAAAAGAAACCTGACGAATGGTATATTTAATTAAAACTCTGCCGCATTTTGCTCGTCAATATAATGATTTAATTTTATGAATTCCATCAAACCACATATATATTTCGTACCAATCACATGTGCAAACATTTGTCTAATTTCATGTTTTTCAAAAACAATACCTTTCTTCTTTTTCCATATATAAAAAGCTTCAAAATGAATCAAATTTTTACCATTAATTTTTCCATTTTCTTCTACAATTTTATAAAATTCTGACCGCAAATACCCTTCAAAACTTTCTTCAACTATTTCCTCTTCTACTTGAGGCGCTCTTGGTATATTTCCTTTTAGGTCTTTTGTAATATGTTCTTCATCAATATCATCTATAATTTTTGTAAAATCAACTGGAAGAATGGTAACGTCATGATAATTATTATCTATATTCACATTGGTATCATTTTGTTTTTTATTGTTTAAAGATTGATAAATATCAAATAATACTTTATCCTGCATTTCTTCATTTCTTTCCAGTGAATATTTTTTAAATTTATCAAATAATTTGTTATCCTGATTTTTACGCAGTTTCATATGTAATACTCTTCTACCAAAAAAAGTTTTGGGATGATAAAAGGAGTTTGCAAAACTAAAAGAATGCAATAAACAAACAAATATGAGTAAATGAATCATTATTTATATACAATAAGAAATACATTTTACTAAACAAAATATAAATAATTTTCTTTGTATATTTATATAATGTACAAGCAACTTTTTAAACAATGTAAATCGTTGCTTCCGCGCATTTCAGACACCGAACTCATTGCTTTAAAAAGTGGTACGGCATGCATCGATAAACAAATCTTTGAAGGAAAAGTTTCTTATCCCAAAAAAAAGGTGATTTCTTATCGATTTCAAGATAACTCCAAAATAAACGAATTGTTAGATAAATATGGTGACGTTGCAAATGTTTTCCCAAATGGACCTTATAAAGACATCTTGGAATACATTGGTAAAGAGAAATTTTTTTCATTTATTATTCCAGAAAAGTATGGTGGAATACCATTATCCGTAAGTGAATTATCATCGGTTTTATGTAAAGTATCTTCTGTAAATCCCTCCTTAGGTGTATCAATTATGGTACCAAATTCTTTGGGTCCTGCAGAATTATTAGAACACTATGGTACTGAAAAACAAAAAAATAATTATTTACCTCGCTTGGCTAATGGAGAACTTATACCCTGCTTTGGTTTAACTGGACCAAACAATGGTTCGGATGCAACTGGTAGCATAGATCAAGGTACTATTATTTATGAAAAAGATCAAAAATACATTGACTTGACCATAAATAAAAGATACATTACTTTAGGACCCGTTGCAAATTTGATAGGTTTGGCATTTGATT